CCAATAAGAATTCCAGATATACCCGTAACTACATTCGCAATGAACTAATGCCACATGCATTACATGTAAATCCCGGATTACCTAAATTGGTAAAAAAGATTGTAGAAGGTAAACAAAATACTTGACTTCTCTACACAAACCAAGTATACTAACTAATTATTTAAGGAGAAACTATGTCGGATTATAATAGAACGTTTAATGGTGAAGCAAAGATTAAACTAACACAATTAATCAATGAAGGGATGCATGTCCTACATGAAATTGATACATTGAATGGTGGATTAAACGACACTATTAAAGCGGTTGCTGAGGAGCTGGAAATCAAAGCTAGTACATTGAAGAAAGCCGTGCGTATTGCACACAAAGCAAGTCTCGGTCAGACTAACAAAGACCATGATGAACTCAACACAATCCTAGAAACTGTGGGAAAAACGCTTTGAGTTATGTGGATGCTATTCATAGTAGGGATGAGGATCGTATCTATGTAGTAGAACGATCTCCTGAGGGTAAACGATTGTATAAAGAATACCCTACTAACTATGTATTGTATTATCCTGATAATAAAGGTAAACATCGTAGTATCTATGGCGATCCAGTCAGTCGTTTCAGTACTCGCAAACGACAAGAGTTTGAAAAAGAAAGACGCATACACTCAAATAAAAAACTATTTGAGAGTGATGTGCCAGTAGTCTTCCGTTGTCTAAGTGAAAACTATCTTGGCATTGATGCACCTAAACTTCATACATGTTTCTTTGACATTGAGGTGGACTTTGATCCTGAAAAGGGATTCAGTCCTACAAGTGATCCATTCAATCCTGTTACAGCTATCAGTTGTTACTTAGATTGGCTAGATCAATGTATTACATTAGTGATTGCTCCTAAACATATGTCTAGTGAAACAGCACAAGAAATCACTAATGAGTTTGAGAATACAATGCTATTCACAAACGAAAAAGAAATGTTTGATGTGTTCTTCCAACTCATTGAAGATGCAGATGTATTAACTGGTTGGAACTCAGAGGGCTATGATATACCCTATATGGTCAATCGTGTTACTAGAGTAATGAGTAAAGATGACACACGCAAGTTCTGCTTGATGGGTCAACTACCTAAAGCTAGAGAATACGAACGATTTGGTAAGAGTGAAACAACTTATGACTTAGTAGGTCGTATTCACTTAGACTATCTACAACTATACAAAAAGTATAACTATGAATCACGCCATAGTTATAAACTTGATAGTATCGGTGAGATGGAAGTCGGGGAGAACAAAACACAATATGAAGGTACTCTTGACCAATTGTATAACAAAGACTTTAAAAAGTTCATTGAATATAACAGACAAGATACAATGTTGTTAGTGAAGATTCACAACAAACTTAAGTTTTTAGAATTAGCTAATCAACTTGCACACGAAAACACAGTACTGCTTCCAACAGTTATGGGTTCAGTAGCAATGATTGAGATGGCAATTTTTAATGAAGCACACGAACGTGGCTTAGTGGTTCCAGATAAAAAACGAAAGGTTGAAAATGAAGAAGATGTCCAGCAGGCAGCAGGTGCCTTTGTTGCTACGCCGAAAAGAGGTATGCATGAATATGTCGGAGCAGTTGACATTAACTCACTCTATCCCTCGGTTATTCGTGCCCTCAACATGGCAGGTGAAACCATCGTTGCTCAAGTCAGACAAACAATCACTGACAAATACATGCTTGACAAAGGTGTGCGATTAGCAAGTGAAAAGAAACGTCACAAAGAAGGTGATGATGCAGTTACAGGATCTATCTTATGGGAGAACCTGTTTGGTGCATTAGAATATACTGCTATTATGAACCAAGAACGTGGTACTATTCTTACAGTTGATTTTGAAGATGGTCGTAGTGTAGAAATGTCAGCGGCAGAAATCTGGAAGATGGTCTTTGACAGTCATAAGCCCTGGATGTTAAGTGCTAACGGTACTATCTTTACTTATGAAAAAGAAGGTGTCGTACCCGGTCTACTAACTCGTTGGTATACAGAACGTAAAGCTATCCAGAAACAAGCTAAAGAAGCATATGGTACTGATATGTTTGATTATTATGACAAGCGACAACTTGTTCGTAAGATTTTACTTAACTCAGCATACGGTGCATTGTTAAACGAACATTGCAGATTCTATGACAAACGTATCGGTCAAAGTGTTACACTATCTGGAAGACAAATCGTTAAACATATGATGAGTACTATCAATGAAACAGTTGAAGGTATCTATTCACATGAAGGTAATGCTATTGTGTATGGTGATACTGACAGTTGTTACTTCACTGCTTATCCAACATTAAAGCCGCAGATTGAATCTGGTCTATTAGATTGGAATAAAGAAACTTGTATTGGTTTGTATGATGGTATCGCTGAACAAGCAAATGAAAGTTTCCCAGCATTCATGGAACGTGCCTTTCATGCTCCAAGAAAGAACGGAGCTATCATTAAAGCTGGTCGTGAACTAATCGGTGATCGGGCGATCTTTATTGTTAAGAAGCGTTATGCTATTAACATCTTTGATAAAGAGGGTAAGCGCAAAGATAGTGACGGACAACTAGGCGATATCAAAGCTATGGGTCTTGACTTGAAACGTGCTGATACACCTAAGTATGTACAAGAGTTTTTAATGAATGTACTACAAATGGTTCTTCAACAAGGTAAAGGTCGTGATGAAGTTATTGAAGCAGTAAAAGACTTCAAGCGGATATTAACTGCACAAGATAGTTGGACAAAAGGTTCTCCTAAAGGTGTAAACAAACTTACGATGTACGGTGACTTAGAAGCTAAGAGTAGTACGGGCAGAGCTAACATGCCGGGGCATGTACGTGCGGCATTGAACTACAACTATTTGCGTAGAGTAAACGGTGACCAGTATAGTCAAAAGATTATTGATGGTATGAAGGTTGTAGTATGTAAACTTAAACCCAATCCATTAGGGTTTACAAGTGTAGCATATCCTGTTGATGAATTACGACTACCCAAATGGTTTACAGAATTGCCATTTGATGATTCGGCAATGGAACAAACGTTAGTAGATGAGAAGATTGATAACTTATTGGGTGTATTAGATTGGGATATTCGTAGCAATACAGATACTAACAGTACATTTGATGACTTATTCAGTTTCGGTTAAATTGGTGTTGCAATTCGTAATATATTCCATTATAATACGTATTACAACTACCTAAATAGTTAAAACAAAGGAAAAACATGAAAGATAATTTACAAGATTTAATTCAACACACACATGGCTTAGGCTGTATTGATTTGATTAAGGTCAGTGGAACTGACACAGAGACAACTGTAAACGCAGTAGCAGAAGATAAGAGTGTTATTGTTAGTGGTGTGCTTAAACATCCTAGCGCAGAGTTTATTGGTGTGTTTGGTATGCCTAACTTAGGTAAACTAAAAACAATTCTAGGCTTTGATGACTATGATGAACATAGTAAAATCAATGTTACACGTGTAAACAAAGACGGTGTAAGTGTGCCAGAGTACATTCACTTTGAAACAAAAGCAGGTGATTTCGTTAACGATTATCGTTTGATGAGTAAAGCTATTGCTGATGAGAAAGTTAAAACCGTAATGTTCAAAGGCACTACGTGGGGTGTTGAGTTTGAACCTACTATTGCTGGCATTCAACGACTAAAGCGTCAAGCAAGTGCTAATAGTGAAGAAAAGAATTTTACTACTAAAACGGAAAACGGTAACTTAATGGTTTACTTTGGTGACCCATCAACACATTCAGGTAACTTTGTGTTTCATCCCGGTGTTACTGGTACATTGAATAAAGCATGGATGTGGCCTGTTAAAGAGTTCTTAAGCATCATGGATCTTCCCGGCGATAAAATTATTCGTATCGGTGACGCAGGTGCAACAGAGATTGTAGTTGACAGTGGTCTAGCAGTTTATCGTTATTTACTCCCAGCACAAGCAAAATGATTAAGAGCATTCACTCTAGTAGTCCATTCTTAACTGTATCAGGTGGTAATCCAGGTTCTACTTATATTGGTAATTTTAATGGTACTGGTGTGGGTAATATGCGATATAACCCTAACAGTCAGAACACAGAAGTATATGATGGTAGTACTTGGATTATTCTCTCGGCACATCACGCTACTATAAACTTAAGTGATGAAGCAGTTGGTTTGTTACAGTGGGCACGACAAAAGCGTGATGAGGAACTTGAGATAGAAAAATTAGTACTAACTAATTCAACTATCAAAGACCTCGTTATGCAAATTAAAGACAAACAAGAACAAATTAAAGTAGTTCAAACATTGATAAAAGAAGAAGTAAAAGTTTAATGGAACAAGATAATCTATCACAAAAACAAAACCCAGATTGGGCATTGTTCTTACCCGCAGTCAGTAGTTTTTATATCTCTGGCTTGGGTAAACAACGTAAAGGTGAAGAGTACTTTGATCCTGCACGTATCCCTGCTCAATTCAACGGTGATGTAGAGAAACTAAACTTTCTTAATAGTAAAGAAGGTCTCTATTATTACAAATGGGGCTTGTACAGTGCTGGTCATGCTAACTTAGATACTACTAAAGACGATCCTAGTGAATCAATCATTAGAGAACGTGAAGAAGGTACATTTATGTTAGGTGACTCTGGTGGATTTCAAATTCTTAAAGGTCAATGGCCAGCTGATTGGAAAGATCCTAATTGCCCTAAAGCTATGATTAAGCGTAAAGCAGTATTGAACTGGATGGACACGTACATGGACTATGGCATGGTCCTTGATATTCCTTCACAATCAATAACTACTTTTAATATGAAGGATAAGAATGGTGTAAGTCTTCATGGTATCAGTACTATCCAAGAAGCAATTACTGCTACCCATATTAACAATGAATACTTTATCAACAATCGTTCGGGCAAATGTAAGTTCTTAAATGTATTACAAGGTCGTACACATACCCAGTCAGATGAGTGGTACGATGAAATGAAGAAGTATTGTGATCCAAAACAATACCCAGACAATCACTTTAATGGTTGGGCTTTCGGTGGACAGAATAAGATTGATGTACACTTGATGTTAACAAGAATGATTGATATTATCCATGATGGGTTATTAGTAGAAGGTAAGCATGATTTAATTCACTGTTTGGGTACAAGTATTTTAGAATATGCTGTATTGTTTACTGATATTCAACGTGCTATTCGCAAGTATCACAACCCTAAACTTAAAATTACATTTGATTGTGCAAGCCCATTCTATAGTGCGGCTAAGGGTTTAGCATATTTCAATACTAATATTGAGCATAACAAGAAATGGTCATACAGTATGGAAAAGACTGCTGAAAAGAAAAGTTATGCTAATGACACCCGTAAATATAGGGATGCTGTATTAGCTGAAGGAATCCATAAACTCTTTACAGATAGTCCAGTAACTGATAAACTAGTGCTTAAGGACTTGTGTTATCGTGGTCAAGGGTTCTTAGGACAACATGGTAAAGAAACTAAGACCAGTTGGGATACATTAAGTTATACATTGCTTCAAAGTCATAATGTATGGATGCACATGAATGCCGTACAAGAGGCTAACCGTCAATATGATATAGGTATTGTACCTAAGATGTTGATGAATGAACAATTTGAACGTGTATTGTTTAAAGATGTTATTGACGAAATTTTCAGTAAGAAAACTAAACAGGAAGCAATTGATTTAATTGATGCTAACAGTAGATTATGGATGCAGTTTCAATCAGGTAGTCAGGGTATTAGTGGTAAACGAACAGTTAATGCATTGAGTAAGTTTGAAGAACTATTTGAAGTTCAGAATGAAATAGAGTTTGAAGAAGTAATAGAAGATAGTGATGATGCTATGAATGAAGTATTACATGAAAAGGTAGATTTAGATGATGACAATTAATCCATCACTTACACTGAAGTCAACAATGACCGGTGATACTCAGGAATCTGTTATTACCTTTACCGGTGGTTCAGATGAGATGTTACGTATAGCAAAAGACGGGTTTTATATACGTGGTAAACGGGTACCTCAAGATGACAAAGAAGCTGAAGTAGTGTATAATACATTTCATCAGTGGTTAACATGGGCAACACTTAATAGGGATTATAAATGATAGAACAACATGAACATGCAATGCACGAAAAACGTGTACGTATTAAACAACATGCATTACGTACAATCTTTGTACGTTTTCAAAAAGAAGGTATTCATAAATACCCAGCGGCAGCAACAGATCCAGCACTTGCTACAGGTGATGAGTATGATGTTAGCTTTTTAGGATCTCCACATAGACACATCTTTCATTTTGAAGTGTCTATTGAAGTATTTCACAACGACCGTGATATTGAGTTTATTCAGTTTAAAAGATGGTTAGAGAAACAATATTCTCAAGGCATACTAGAATTGAATTACAAAAGTTGTGAAATGATTAGTGATGACCTCTATGATGTTATTGCAACTCGGTATCCAGATCGTAATATCGCTATTCAAGTATCGGAAGATAATGAGAATGGTGCTACTATTGTCTATAACACAAACAAACCTTATCAACAACTAGCTATTTAAAGGAATATAAAATGGCAAAACAACAACAATCTAACCCACGTGTTCAACAAATCTTTGAGGACCTAGAAAACTATCTAATGTTCTGTCAGGACTATGGATACAAGTTTGATGAATCAACTCTATACGATATGCGTAGCTTTGCATATCGTCAGTTTACTAAGGCAGTAACTGGCAAGTGGGCTAAAGATCAGTGGCAGGAAGACGCACGTCCATGAACGTTGTGTTAGTCACTGGTGGTTTTGATCCGCTACATAGTGGTCATATTGAATATTTCAAGGCTGCTAAGGCATTAGGATTTTTACTAATAGTAGGAATCAATAGTGACGCATGGTTGACCCGTAAAAAAGGACAACCTTTTATGCCTGTACAGGAAAGAAAAGCTATCATTGAGAATCTATACCAAGTACATAAGGTAATAGAATTTGATGATAGTGACGATACTGCTATTGATGCTATTCGTAAAGTCAAAGAGATGCACCCACAAGCAAAGATAATATTTGCTAATGGGGGAGATAGAACTAAAGATAACATTCCCGAAATGGTTTTTCATGATGTTGAATTTGTTTTTGGAGTAGGTGGTGAAAACAAACTAAACAGTAGTAGTTGGATACTAGATGAATGGAAACATCCAAAAACATTGCGTGAGTGGGGGTATTATCGTATACTACATGATGTAGATGGTTGTAAAGTTAAAGAATTAACTGTAGAGCCAGATAAAAGTTTAAGTATGCAACGACATTTTAAACGAAGTGAATACTGGTTAGTAACTGACGGTTCTTGCATTGTTTATAGACAAATGAATGGCGGGTATGCATTACCTCCCATGCAGTTAAGTAAACATCAAGAGTTTAAGATACCAGCTGATTCCTGGCATCAACTATCTAATCCTTTTGATGAACCATGTAGTATTATAGAAATTCAATATGGTGAAAAATGTATTGAAGAAGATATTGAAAGAAAAACAAATGCGTAAATTATTTTATATGGGGCTAGAACCCTACAAAGCACGTTATACTCTACAACTACAAGAATGGAATGAACGTGTCTTTAAACGTAGAGGTATTAACTATGTTATCGTTCCAGGCGAAACATTAAGTAATGACCAAGCTATTGTGACGGGACAAGTATTAGATGCACATGGTCGTACATACTTTGGTATGTCACAACTTATGAATTTAGTTAAAATGATGAAGGCGGGTGAGTGTAGTGATGAAGATATTGTCTATTTTGAAGATATGTTTCAACCGGGTATTGAGAGTTTGCCGTATATACTTAAGCAAGTTCCTGCTAATCTCCGTCCTCGTATATTTGTCCGTTGTCTTGCTCAGTCAATCGATCCGGATGATTTCGTACATGTATGGGGAATGAGTGAATTCATGGGTCACTATGAAAAGATGGTTGATTCATTCGTTGATGGCGTACTAGCTACAAATGAAGAAATGATTATGCATATGAAGATTGCGGGATGGAAGGCACCATTATATAACATTAGCGGTCTAGCATTTGGTAAAGATGAAGTGCGTGGTCGTATTGATGGTCCATTAAAACCCTTCAATCAACGTAAGATGCGTGTAGCATTTAGTGCAAGATGGGATCAAGAAAAACAACCAGACTTCTATATGGATTTGATTGAAACATTTCATTCTAGGTCTAATACTAAGGTAGAGTTCTGCGTGTTCAGTGGTAGTAAACTGAAAAGCAATAACGAAAGTTATATGGAACGTACACGTAAACTTCAAAGTGAAGGTAAACTAGTTATCTATGAAGATTTGGAAAAGAATGATTACTATCAACTATTAAATGATACTAGAGTATTGTTTAACTGTGCTTTGCAAGACTGGGTAAGTAATACAGTTAGTGAAGCAGATACATTGGGTTGTAATGTATTATATCCGGCATATCGTTCATTCCCAGAAACGTTTGCTAATGATAATACACGATTATATATTCCTTGGAGTATTGATGATGCTATGTCTAAATTACAAAATTTATTGATGGCACCACATAACTATCAAGGACGTATTAGTAAATACAATGATGGGACTATTGACCGTATCTGTGATATTATGGAAGGCAATGGAGAACAATATTTACGCATGACTAGTGATTATCGTAAATACACAAGAGAAACAAAATACTCATAACATAAAGGAAATAAAATGAGCGCACAAAATGATATTGAAACAAGCTTGGCAGCATATAATACTGAGAATGATAAGTTTAACAAAGGTAATGCAGCCGCTGGTACACGGGCTCGTAAGGCATTAGCAGAACTAGCTAAAGCGGTTAAAGCACGCCGTAATGAAATTACAGCAGAAAAAGCCGCACGTGCAGAAGCAAAAGCTAAGGCTTAACCATGGCTCGCAAGAAAATTCAACTTGCAGAAGTTAGTTCATTGCCAGACTCAGTACAAAAAGGTAGTCACTTAACGGTGACTACTTATCCTGATGGCAAAACAGAATTAGAATGGGATTGGGACGCATTAGTTAATGAGGTACGTGAAGCCTGCGCTAGTGTTGAACTTGCCAATACAAAGCCGGCAGTTAAGGCTAAATCAAAAAAATCAGTTGCTAAAACAAAGTGATAAATACTTGTGTTACACAACGGTAACACAATATCAAAACAAAACCATCACAAAGGAAGGTTATCTATGAGTTATAATAAAACAAAAACAGATCCAGTACTGGGTCTACAAGTACACGAACACTTAGTTAGAATGGGTGTTGAGACTCCTACAATCAAGTCTTTGGTTCCGGATCGTAAAGATAAGATTGCGGTCATTGAGCCGTTATTTGCCGAGATTATGAAAACACTTGGTTTAGATTTATCTGATGATAGTCTTATTGAAACACCTAAACGTGTTGCCAAGATGTATGTCAATGAAATATTTTGGGGTCTCGATTATGAAGCATTCCCTAAATGTACAACAGTTGACAATAAGATGCAATACAACGAAATGGTTGTAGAGCGTAATGTTAATGTTCAATCTAACTGCGAACATCATTTTGTAGTCATTGATGGATTGGCTACAGTAGCTTATGTCCCTAAACAAAAGGTGTTAGGGCTTAGTAAGATAAACCGTATTGTAGAATATTTTAGCAAAAGACCTCAAATTCAAGAGAGGTTAACAGAGCAAATTTTTCACACCTTACAGTTCATCCTTGATACAGAAGATGTTGCAGTTATGATTGACGCACAACACTATTGTGTAAAATCACGCGGCGTAGAAGATACAGGTAGTAGCACTGTTACTTGTCGTTTAGGTGGTGGTTTCAAAACTGATCCATCAGCACGACAAGAGTTCTTACAAATTGCTAACAAAGGTTGCAAATAATGGGCTTTCGTAAACAAATGGACTATAACAGTGTTCATCATCAAATCTATATGAGTGGTGTAGAACTACATAGTAACTATAATGACGGATTTAATCAATTTGAAATCAAAAAAGACTTACATCGGATCAAATGGCTATTGGATGAGATTATAGCCGATAGTCCTACATTTGCCGGTGAAGATGAATTCTTAAAAGAACACGAACAAACTAAGATGTGGAGAACTCTTTCAAAATGATTTTCAATCACATTAAAGAACTAAAAGCACAAGGTAAAAAGATTGGTATCACTTTCAGTACATTTGACTTGCTACATGCAGGGCATGTTGCTATGTTAAGTGAAGCTAAGAATCATTGTGACTATTTGATTTGTGGGTTGCAAACTGATCCTACTATTGATAGACCTGACACTAAGAATAAACCCATTCAAAGTATTGTAGAGCGACAGATTCAACTTGCGGCTTGTCGTTATGTTGATGAAGTTGTTGTCTATCAAACTGAACAGGACCTTATTGACCTATTACTTATTCTACCATTAGATGTTCGCATTTTGGGTGTAGAGTATGCAGATAAAGAGTTTACTGGAAGATGGGAGGGCGGTGAGCGTGGCATTGAACTTGTGTTCAATGGTCGTGACCATAGTTTCAGTAGCAGTAGTTTACGTAAACGGGTAGCTGATGCCCAAATCATTAACACTCTTAATAAATAAGATAACCGGTCTCTTTGGGCTCATCCCGGTATACAAACTCTGCGTCCTATGCTATAATATAACATAGGAGAACACAATGGCAAACAAAAAATTCTTTTCAACAAAAACATACAGACAAATAGGTCCTGTCGCATATCGTCAATGGCGTGCTGACAGTCATTGTAACTTAATTCATGGCTATGCTATGAGTTTTCACTTTGAATTTGAAGCAGATACATTAGATGCCCGTAACTGGGTAACTGACTTCGGTGGATTACGACCACTTAAAGATAAACTAGAAGAATGGTTTGACCATACATTATTAGTCGCACAAGATGACCCAATGCGTGAACATCTATTAGAACTAGGTCGTTTAAAACTAGCAAAGATTACAGAAGTAGAACGTACTGGTTGTGAGGGTATTGCTGACTTCTTATATGAATACATTAACACAATCTTTTTACCTAACTGCGGTAGTGAAGAAGCAAAACGTGTATGGTGCTGTAGAGTAGAGGTCCGTGAGACTGATAGTAACATGGCAGGACGAGGTGGTCACAGGGAAGACGGAGAGTTTGCATAATGGCACAACTAAAAATTTCAGAACTATTCTATAGTATACAAGGAGAAGGCCGATATATGGGAGTTCCCTCCGTGTTCCTAAGAACATTTGGTTGTAACTTTACATGTGCAGGCTTTGGCATGCCTAAAGGTGAAGTAAGTAAAGAAGTAGAAGATATTGCCGCAAGGGTTCACTATTATGATGATTATAAAAAACTACCGTTGGTCAGTACAGGGTGTGACAGTTATGCTTCATGGGATCCTAGGTTTAAGCATCTTAGTCCTGTTCGCCCCACCGATGATATTGTTGACGACATTATGGCTATGCTTCCTCACAATCGCTGGATGGATGAGCACCTTGTCATCACTGGCGGTGAACCTCTTCTTGGATGGCAAAGAGCGTATCCAGAACTGCTTTCAAACGAGAAGATGAGGTCATTGAAAGAGATTACATTTGAAACTAATGGTACACAAGAACTAAGTCAAGACCTCTCTATCTATCTACAACAATGGAAGATTAACAGAGAAAAGAATGCACTTACATTTAGTGTTAGCCCTAAACTAAGTATCAGTGGTGAGAAGTGGGAAGAAGCAATTTGTCCTAGTATTATTCGTCAATATGAAAGTATTGGCTTTGTATATTTAAAGTTTGTTATCGCTACTAAAGAAGATGCATTAGAAGCTGATAAGGCAGTACAAGAGTTTCGTAATGGTGGATTTAGAGGCCCTGTATACTTTATGCCATGTGGTGGTGTAGAAAGTATCTATAGTTTGAATGCTAAGAATGTTGCTATTGAAGCAATGAATCGTGGTTATCGTTATAGTGATAGACTTCAAGTCCCACTGTTTAAAAACGAGTGGGGCACATAAAATAGTCTCTACATGTTAGATTATCCAATAGATGATGATGTATTTTACAACAATGCATTAATGAGAGGTCTAGGATCAACTCTTAAGTTTGCATGGTTGCCTAAAAGATGTGTGTTAACCGGTAAGTTGATTTGGTTAACATATGGTTATAGGGTTACAGCAATGTGGTCAGGGCCAGGTGAGTCCATATTTGAACACAAATGGCATTCTAAGAATGCCCACATTATGTGGTTATTAAAAAGGTAAATATATGTATGAATTAAGATATCTTGTCCGAAACGGTTATGACGGACCAGAAAAAGTGTTACAATATAGAACACAAAGTGAAGTAACTGATTATAGTACAACTACCCTTAACGGCAGTTTTACTAAAAAGCGTGAGTGGACTGAATGGCAAGATGTACCTACTGTAAAAGATAAATGAGAACATACGATAAACGAATTGGCTTCTTAGTAAGCTATCAAACATTAATACCACATGGTGGGATAGGGCAATTTACAAAAAGCTTCTGTGAACTAATGGACCAACATAATATTAAAGTTGATATCATTACCGATAAAGAACCACAAGATACTGAGTTTGTTAAATCTATCAAAGCAAATGTTATTGCCCCATTAGAATCACTAAAATATACTGACCACAGCAATATCTTTATGTATGGGGATACATTCTGTTATGAACGAATGGCTAATTTCCGTACAGCAATTGTAGAAGCACTGGAACATAATTTGTATGATGTACTGATATGCAACACATATGAAACTGTGCAGGTAGCTAGTACTATGGGACTTGAAGATGTGATTCAAATCATTGCATATACTCATTTAGAAAGTCAGATATTCACAGACACCAAGAATCCCTTCTTGTCTAACACTAATGTAGCAATGCGTCACCAATTAAGCTTAACGAATATTGATGTGGGTACACAGAGTAAATTCAATCAAGTACATTTAGATGAATCTTCATATCACTTGCCTATTCCTATTACAGAACGTGGATTACTGGAAGAACATCATAAGACACGTGAAGGTATATTGTTTGTTGGACGATGGGAAGAAGGTAAGAATCCTGAGTTGTTCTTAGACTTGATTGAACAAACAAACCTTCCAGCAAAAGTAATGACTAGTGCAAATGGTGCAAAGAAGTTTGAAGATAGACTACAGAAGATAGGTGTACCTTACGAAATTCGTGTAGGTATCATTGGTCAAGAGAAAGTTAACTTTATGACAAGTGCTAGAATTGCATTCAATCCTAGTATTGTTGAGAGTTATGGTATGGCATTCTATGAACAACATATTCAAATGCCTACATTAGTGTTAGAACATCAACGTTGGACTAATAACTTTAACAAAGATTTCTTTTATACTTGTACTAAAAAAGACATGGCAAGTAAAGCAAAAGAATTGTACGATATTTTTGAAAAAGCAGAAAGATGGTATAACTTGGGAGCATTGCAACATGCACAAGAACAAGAAGCTACTGTCTTTCATAAATGGAACAACTGTTTTAATGATTTTGAACCTAGAAAATCTAACAGTAATACAGCAAAAATATGCAATGAGACTACAATTAAACACGTTGATTTTATCAGTGATTTGAACCGTAGTATTATTTGTATTGATGATGTACGTAGTGTTTTAACCAATAAACATAAATTTAGGGTTATCTATACAGATGACGATACATACTTAACAAAAGATCCAAACTTTGAACCAATAGAAGAAGCAGAAGGTCTATCATTATTTGAGGGTTTATGAAAAAGATTTTAATTACAGGATGCTCAGGATACATTGGCAGTCATCTATGCAAAATGCTTGAGAATGAATATGAAGTTCATGGCTTAGATATTGATGAACCACAAGCGCCATTGAATGAGTTTTATCGTTGCGATATCAATAGACAATTTGCTATTCCGGGTGATATTGAATATGATTGTGTAATCCATTTAGCGGCATTAGTTCGTGTAGGTGAAAGCGAGCAGATGCCTATCAAATACTATATCACTAACTTGAATGGTACAATGAATGTAGTTAACAAGATAAAGACAAAGAACTTTATCTTTGCTAGTACAGGTGCCGCACAAGATTGTGCTAGTGCTTATGGTATCAGCAAACGTGCCGCAGAAGATGTGGTCAGAGAATATTGTACAACCCATCGTCAAACACCATATACAATCTTTAGATTTTATAATGTTATTGGAAGCACCGTCGTGGCTCCCACTAACCCCGATGGGTTAATGTACAATTTAATTAAAGCTAAAGAGTCGGGTGAGTTTACTATTTACGGTAATGATTATGATGTGTCCGTTATTGATGGTACATGTATACGTGATTATGTACATGTTAATGAGATATGTGATGCATTGATGCAAGCAATTGAAAAGCCTAGCAATAGCTTTGAATGCTTAGGACATGGTGTAGGATATACTGTACAGGAGATTGTTGATTTATTTCAAAAAGTCAATGAGTGTAGTTTTGATGTAAAATACGGCCCAAGGAGAAAGGGTGATTTACCTAGTTCTGTACTAGCTAATGTATCACCCTATATGCGTAATCTATACACTATGGAAGATTTATTGAAGGTTTAGTGTTTCAATAATAATGTAGACAATACATCTTGTCTATTAGCACTGATATCACCCTCACCTGGTGCAATGATAACATTCCATTTCTTAATGTTATTCTTTTGTGGAGTAGCCATCATCTCATTATAATCAATGATACTATCACGTTTTAAATTATATTGATTTGCCAATCTGTCTTTTAATTCTTCTAATGCGGCTGCGTCTTTTGGTTGCCAAGCACCATCAGCGGTCTTATCTAACTTACCATCCTTATCCTTCTTCAATAAGTCATAGAATAACTTACTTGGAACAATACGACTATTCTTAGTTACATCTAGTTGTGGATCTTGTTGTTTAACTTGTTTCTCTTGACTAGTACTTGCACCCTCACTCCAATTAACAATAAAGTTACTTGGCTTTTGACCTAAGGCTGCATCCGCTATTTTTGTATAAGCATAGAACTTAACATCAGGATGTGATGCCGCTAATTTGAATGCCAAATCCATATATTCTGGACTAAAGAAATCACCAGCATCATGCCAACGAATAGTTAGATTGTAACCACCCTTTTGTGCTAGCTTTTCTTCTTTTGTGATTTCTGCACTTAGTTGATTAAAGAATCCATCTGGATCATTCAATAAGAAAGTAAGAATTCTTCCGTCACTTAACCAAGGACCTTCAAACTGAACCTTACCACCCTTCATAGCGAAACAATCTACTTTACATGATCCAGCACCCGGACATGTATTAACTACTATGAGTTCGTTTGTACCTTCATCTAATGCTATACCGACTAGTGCGGCAAAACCAATGTTATAGAATTGTTCTAGTTCACCATTAGAATGTTTCATCTTCTCATTTTGTTTAAGAAGTTTCTTTGGGCGAACACCTAATGCTGTTTTGATTTGGTCTGTATCGTAGCGTTTACCTTCTTCATTGTAGTATTTGACTACACTTGAGCGATGGATGTAAGGAAGTTTATATTTGTCTGTTTTACCCTTTTCACGATTACGAATTCTATCTAAGTAATCATCTAGTTCTTGGCCTTTTAGTTCACGTGTTTGTGCTGGTAGTTTTGTTGCTTCTGCTACAGGTTGTTGTTTAGTAGCAGGTTCCATTGTAGCACGAATCTTGCCGATAGCTTGACCTATACCAGCGGCTCTTTTTTCAGCCTTTTTAAATTGATTTTTAGGATCTTGTTTAAGTCTATCTCTAGCATCTGTATTAGATTTTCTAACATAGCTTGCTAATGTTTGAGGAGACAATTCATCTAATTGTTCATCGGGCAAATCATCAGATTGAGCCAGAAACTGATCCATGCTCATAACTTTGATGCCACCTACAGCACCCGGTAATTTGGGTGTTGCACCCTCAAATAGTTCTACAAAATTCATTTCTTAAGATTCCTAATATATTGTTCAGCTAGCATTACTAATTCTTCCATTTGCTCTACACTCTCGCAATTCCATCTACGTAGTGCTAATGCTTTAGGGGTAGGTTTACCATTAGGCTTTTTCATAGGACCTTTGTTACCACTCATACGAGCACAAAAACTCTTGCGGCGTTTGGCAGCTTTTGATCCAGGCTTTAATTTACTAGGTTTGGTAGTAACTGCTGTTTGCAATTTGCTGCCTGGATTTTCCCTACGATATGCTTTCACTGCTTTACGGCTCATGCCGGACGTTTTGTCTTTCTTATTGACTTTGTTCCAGTCTTCATCGATACCTTGCTGAGGTGTTGTACCATAATGGCTCATATTATCATAGGTTGACCTACCTAAATGTGTGTTGATTAAAAACATCTGAGCATCCTTAAGACTCTTATGATTCATTTGTTTTATAAAATTACCATCTTTTCTTCTAGTTGTAAAGGGAGGTTGACCTGTCCTACTATATATATGTCCTATTTTTTGACCATCGTATATAAATTCATATTCTTTCCATGGATCTTTTGCTTCATTCATACCCTGTTGACCTAGTGGAATATTAGCAATATCATTTACAGTAATATTAACTAAATTAGTTGTTCCATTTGCTATACGGGCAAAGTGTCCCTGATTGTGTAAATTCATCATTGCGTAATAAAGATAGTTTGGGTCAATAACATCAGTTTTTACAACTTTAATGCCAATCCTTGATGGATCAAATTCTTTGAGAGGCTTACCCACAGTCTTATCACTACCCTTACGCACTAACCAAAAGTCAGCGTCTGGCATATTAGTAGCAATTTTTGCTATGTCTTTTAGTCTGGTTCCTGAACTCTCTGATATAATTTCGGTAAATCTCATTTTGTTATCCGTAAATAGTTGACTTTATTGTGTAAATATGTTACACTACATCTATTATTTATCACTTTGGACTATTACTTTGACAAATCAATCTATCAAACGCATCGGCTTTGCTTGTAAATGGGCAGAAATCAACAGTAAAGGCGAGATTGTCTCTGCTGAAGGCCTTAACACAGGCGGTACAACTCAAGCATGGGCAAAACGTAATAACCGTAGTGTAGTGGAAGAAAAGATTATGGATGTTGCTAAACGCAATATTATGAATACTCACGCATTGGTTAAGCGTGTTGCTACATTAGAACCCGAATTGCGTATGGTTCGTCTTACTAGTGATATGCTTAGTTTTTATACTATGGATGGATACAAAGAATTTTGGCAAAGTACTGATGTACAAAATAGTTTACAACGATGGTTTGCACCCATCGGTGAGACAGCTAGAGCAAATGATGTACGTCTTTCATTTCATCCCGATCAATTTGTAGTTTTAGCAAGCGACCGTGATGAGGTAGTAAATAAGAGTATAGAGGAGTTTGAATATCATGCAGATATGGCCAGATGGATGGGGTTCGGTAGAAATTTCCAGGATTTTAAGATTAATATACACATATCTGGGCGTAGAGGCCCACAAGGAATCAGAGATGTTTACGGAAGACTCAGCCCCGAAGCAAGAAACACACTAACACTAGAAAATGAGGAATACACACATGGACTTACAGACTGCTTATCATTATCTGATCTCGTACCTACAGTCATGGACATACACCATAATTGGATACGTGAAGGAGAATATATTTCCGCAAATGATGACCGGGTTAAGATGGTTATTGATAGTTGGCGCGGTGTTAGGCCTACTTTACATTACTCCGTCAGCCGTGAAGATATACTTGTCGGACATCCCGGATCACAATTACCCTCTCATGGTGCGTTGATTGAAGCAGGACATAGTAAACAGAAGCTTCGGGCACATTCCGACTACTATTGGAACGATGCTGTGAACGATTGGGCATTGACATTTATTGATAACTTTGATATGATGTGTGAATCAAAGGCAAAGAATCTTGCCAGCTTTAAACTATACGAAAGATACAAATGTTTGAAAAATTAAAGAACTTATTTAAGAAACAAGAGGATGCCCCTGTTGTTAAGAAAGAGCCTAAGCCTAAACAAGTTAAAGCTAAGACTGAACTTACTGAAAAAGAAAAAGCAACGGCGGCAGGTGAACCATACATTGCTATTACTAAGGTAGAAATCAATCCTGAGAATATCAATGATGGTGCATTTGATTTAGATTTCAATGACAAGTTTGTATTGAATCTTATCAAAGCAGGTTATAGACAACGTGAAGATGATACAGATGTAATCATAGTTGATAGATGGTTTCAGACAGTATGTCGGAATGTAGCATTAGAGATGTATGAACAGCAGGTAGCTGATCCGGAGAACCGTACAGAAAGCCGTGATGCAAGAGTTATTCGTACAAAAGATTTAGGTAACGGTAGAACAGAGGTAAGTTAAATGTTAAAAAATATTGATTTGTTTAATCCAGATTTTGTGATAGATTGCTCAAAATTAAAAAATTGTAGAGATATCTATGCAATTATGAGACACAATGGCATTGTGAAATCATATGTTTACGGTATGTGTTTTAAGCCAGGTCCATTGTCATATGACTTTTCAAAGGTTGGAATGAGTTCACCTAGTCTTGGTAATAAGAGACAATATCAAGTTGGTGAGCGTATTACTCGACAATTAAGTTGGGTACCTGGATGGGAAGAACTACATGTCCGTAGTTCACATGGTGCTGATTTTTGGGGAGGCATTGAAAATTATTTAATTCCACAAGGACTTTTGCCAGCATCATTCAACAAGAATGATGTAACTATTGCAGTTTGGGATGTTTCTACAAGAATGGTTTTTTCAAATGTCCATGAAAGTGATGAATTGAAGGCTACTACCTGGGCCGAGGGTGAATTAGCAAAGCAATACAAAGCTACGTTTGGTAGATTACCTTATCTCAATGTACAAGACCCTACTAATACCAAGCACTATAGAGGTGGATATATACCTAAATCTGTGTATAATTTGTTTGGAATGTAGTAAAAATACAACATTCTCATAGTTGACAATAAATGGAAAAGGTGCTATAATTAACTATTAAATCGCATAACGGACTATATTATGGCAGCTATATCATTCAAACTGTTCAAAAACTCATGTGAGGAACGTGGGTATACCGAACGTGTTTACGAGGAACAAAACAACTGCGTACTATATACCAACAACGGTGTAAAGTGTGAAATTAAAAAGAACCACTATACTGTGGGCTGGCTTGCACTTCCAGAAGATGTTGCCGAAATGCGTAAACAAATCCTAGGTCAAGGATTTACTGAGAAAACAGGTAAACGTTCCGAATCACGCAAAGATGCAAAGGACTTTATTAATATCCCTTTTGATGGTGATATACTTGAAAACTTTTGGGTCATTGTCGGTACCATTGAAGCTATTGAAACTATTGTACGTAAGGTACGTGGTCAAGCTATCAAACCGATTCCACGTGAAGTATCCGAACGTAATATCTTTGAAAAGATTGCCAAACGTTTCAAGTATTTTATTGATAATGAAGATGGGTTTGGTTTAGAAAATACTAGAGCATTACTTGAGGGCGATAGTATTGACCACTTAATTACCATCGGTCAAAGTATTAAACGCACTAAAGAAAATACTTATCGTGAACATATCGTTCCTTGTATTTTAATTTATAATCAAGCGGTTACAATGACTATGGAAAAACGTAGTGTAACTGAAGTAGCACAAATGATTAAAAACAATTTGGCTATTGTATTGATTACTAATGAGGAAGCTGAATTGCTTGACAATGAACTGGACATGCAAACAAGTATGCCCGACGGATGGACATTCGGCAATGATGTTTTTGCTCGATTAACAACTGCCCAAATACAATTGAAATAATCTAAATAGTAGTATATAATAAACATATGAAATACGCACTAATTGACACAGCTAACACATTCTTTCGTGCCCGGCACGTTGCTTCCCGAAACTCAGATACATGGGAAAAAATCGGGATGGCACTACATCTTACACTTGCATCATGCAATCAAATAGTTCGCAAATTTGGCATTGACCACGTTGTGTTCTGTCTCGAAGGCAGAAGCTGGCGCAAAGACTATTACGAGCCATATAAGAAAAATCGTGTTGTGGATACACAAGCACAGACTCAAGCTGAAAAAGAAGAAAATGAAATGTTCTGGGAAACATATGAAAAATTCACAACTTTTTTGCGTGAGAAAACTAACGTATCAGTATTGCGTGATCCTAAAGCAGAAGCTGATGACTTGATTGCTAGATTTATTCACTTGCACCCTGATGATGAACATTTCATTATCAGTAGCGATAGTGATTACATTCAACTGATTACAGAAAATGTAAAACAGTATAATGGCATTAGCAATCAATTAATTACACTTGAGGGTTATTTTGACGATAAAGGCAAAATTGTCAAGGATAAGAAAACTAGTGAGCCAAAACTGTTAGGTGACCCACAATATATTCTATTTGAGAAATGTATGCGTGGTGATAGTACTGACAATGTGTTTAGTGCATATCCCGGTGTACGTAGTAAAGGTACACAAAAGAAAGCAGGATTGATGGAAGCTTATGCTGACCGTAACAAACAGGGCTTTGATTGGAATAACATGATGTTACAAAGATGGGTAGACCATAATGATGTGGAACATCGTGTACGTGACGATTATGAACGCAATCGGGTATTGATTGATTTGACTAGACAACCTGATCAAGTTAAACTATCAGTAGATACAAACATTCGTGAGGGTGTACGTACAACGATTACTCCTCAGGTTGGCATTCATTTTATGAAATTCTGTGGTAAGTATGAATTGACTAAGATTAGTGAACAAGCAGATACATATGCTAAATGGTTGAACAATCCTTATAAGGGTAATTTGGCATGAACTTTACTAAACCGGACAAAACTATTAAAACAATTCGTCCAGGCGATCCGGACTTTATGATTTACAATGGAAACTTTATGGCTGCACGTGCTGGATTTGAGATTAGCCAACAATGCCCGAACAGTTACAAAAAAATAATACAAGAATGTATCAGTCATGGGTGGTTAAAGCCTGTGGCATATATAAAAGAAGTTGATTATACTTGGGAAAAATTAGGAGAATAAAATGACAAGAGATTACAAAAACCTTCAATATATCTTAAACAAGAATCCACAAGAATTGTTTGAGTGGTGGAACTCATTGAATGATGAGGATCAAGCTTATGCTTTGGAAATCATTACAGAATATCGTAAAATCCTAGAAGAACCAGTGGTAGAGGACTTGTCTTTAGCATATGATTTGCTAAAACAATTTATGTTATAATGGCAAGTTTAGCTGAGTATTTTAATGCAAACCGATACATGGGTAAATACAGTATAGGTGACCGTGTTATTGGTAAATGGAATAAGATTCCATTTGTCGGTACTGTGGGAAATGACACATTAATTAATGAGATTGAAGGACCAAGAATTAGTGTGTGTTTGGATTTACCTATTAAATATAAAGATAATATACATCGTGTTATAATTGTCAAACACAAGGATGTGAAATTATTTAAATAAAGGATAAACATGGATAATGAAAAACTAACAAAATTAGCAGAACAATGTATTACTGACGATCAATTTGCGGTAGGTGCATTTGCAAAGATATTAATAGATGAATGTATATTAGCATTAGATAGTACGGAGAAACCGCATGTACATACTACATTTGACCAATCACAACATGAAAGTAGTATTGCAGAAGCAAAGAAAGCAATTAAGAAGCATTTTGGATTTGAATGAATAAGATATCTACCCCCACTCCTTTGCTTAATTATACCTTACGGTATAATATGTTAAAAGATGCTATGGAATTATCAAAGGTCCGAGATATTGCAACGGCTCAAGATTTAGAAAAAGAAAAGATATTAAAAGCACAATCCTCAAGACGATTAGAACAAGATAGAGATTTCCAACATCATGTTGAAGAAATAAAACGTTACGAATCATTAAAACTTACCCGAGAATACCAAGAGTACCAATATCTGTATAATCTTGGTAAAACGGTTGACATGTACATTTAAACATAGTATACTTACACAGAGGAATAAAAATGACTAAAACACTAATTGCAAAACCCGTAGTAAAGAATCAATTCTGGATTGTTACTGATGGTAAAGAAAAAGTTGGTAACGTGCTAGCAGACGGTTCAGGATTTGAAGTTAAATTGAATGGCAATAAGAGCCATTATAAAAATACTACAGCTATTAAACGTAAGACAAATATTGAGTTTGAAACTGTACAAAAAGCAGATAAAACTAAACATGATTTACCCTTTAAAGTATATCCTACCACTGATAAAGTCTTTAATAGTATGTTAGATATTAAACGTAAACTACATTTATTTACAACTGGAGCTAAAAGCAAATGTTATCATGCGGCAGGTTGGTTTATAATCCAACAAGGACATGAAAAAGAAACAGTTTTTTGCCCTAAATATATCTTTATTCAGCGTTATCCATATCAAGGACCATATAAAACTGAAAATGAGGCTAAAAAAGCGATAAATACTTGATGTTACATATTAAACGATTTATAGACAAAGTATCCGTTATGGAGAGTAGACAGGGAAAAGATGTGGTCATTCCCATTAGTGAGGCTAGGATATTGCGTGATGAATTAAGTAAATTAATTATTGATAACTATGAATTGTTGCAAAATAAGGTTGTAGCAGAACCTGTATTACAGGTAGAATTAAACGGCGGTAGATTTTAATGAGTAGAACACAACCCAAGGTACTACTTGAACTAGTAGACAAAGTAACATATAAATGTGATCAAATTGTAGAAGCCGCTGGCATATGGGCTGTGTTTTATGATGGTCAACCTATTAATCTAAAAAGCCAACATTACTTAGATAATGAAGCAACACCTAAGTACAAAAAGACAAGTTTTAGTAATCCGGGACATGCACGTAATCTATGTCGCAAATTAAATGTACAATTTAAAACCGATAAGTTTACTGTGGTGTTTATGAATTCAGGTAGAGTTGTCTACCCAGATGAGTAAACGTAAGACCCTTAAAGAAACTATTACAGAAGTTGTATTGGCTCAACTTCCTGACTCTCTCAATCAAGAAAAAATTATACCGATAGATAAACTGTTGTTCAAGTGGTGGATGACTGGTCGCCAAGATGGATTACGTTTAACGGACACCGGGGATTTAGCATTTAGAATGGCAGAGATAGAATTTTATCAATATGAGTTAAAATTACAGCCAGAAACTCAATATCATGCTTATATATTAGAACTTAATAAAAAAATCAAATGCCCCTATTATATGGGGGTAAATAAAGATGGGAAGAAAAGCTTTCCTTATATACGATTTTATGATAGCAAAATAGCTATGATGGTAAGTTTATATGGAAACGTTAATGAATATTTAGATAGCATAAAGGTGAAAAGATGACAGAAGAAAAGAAAAGTAAGAATCCATTTATTAATTTAGCTAATGCCGCTAAGAAAGATAATAAGCATCCTGGATTAGGTAAAGCACCAAAATCACAAGGTCCTAAACCTACTAAGGGTAATGGTGGTGCAAGTGTTGTACGTAGAACAGGTAGGGGTGGTTAATACCACTCACCCTCATTACGCATACGTTTAATGAAGGTTAAATAGGTGCTACATACACCGTAGCATCTTAATTGTACAGTACTAAACAATGCTCTGTCTTTTATTTCAGGTAGAACAATAATACTAGTATTGTTAACCGGGACTGTCCCGGGTGTCCATAACTTATCGCTACTAGTTAATGCATTGACCATGCTGTTGGGCTGATAAAAGTAGTTAGGATATAGTTTTATTGATTGTGTAGTAAACCAATCATATGTGTCCTGATTACCACATTTAATCCAAAAACGATTACCCTGTAGATATTTGTCAGTTACCGGAATAGGAGCAGCTTCTGGTCCAACACAAAGTGTATTATTTATTCTCCAAACATCTACCATACAAGCAAATCCATTGTTAAAGGATTTACCTATTTGGTCAGGCGTATTGGCATATTCATAGTTTTGCCCGTCGTAAATTCCCTGATAAGATATATATAACATAATGTATTTATGTCAACGAAACAGTTGGCTACCGCGTTATATATATGTAGACTGTAAAATCTACTTCATTAACTTAAAGGAAACTTAAAATGAAAACATTAGCAATCGTAATCCTATCAGCATTGTCATTAACAGCATTTGCCCAAACCGCAACTCCTGCCGCTAAGCCAGCGACCCCTGCTCCGGCTGCTACTGCACCTGCTAAAGCAGAGGCGCCAAAAGAAGAAATGAAATTGGCTAAGAAAAAGGATGCTCCCAAGGCAGATACCAAAAGTGAAACCAAGCCTGCTAGTCCTGCAAAAGCCGACGATAAAAAAGCCGAAGCTTCTAAGAAGTAATCCATACAGACTCATAGCAATTAGGACCTGGGGACTTGATCCTAATCAGGTTCTAGTTAGTGATGAGGATATATTAGTTAATTCCCGTCGTATTATATTAAAGATTGAAACCTCTTTAAATAACGATGAGGAATTGACTGATTATGTCAAGTTAAGATTATTTCTAGCCAGAGAATTGGCTATGTCAAAATATAGAGAAATCTATCAGACGGCATAAATATATATGAAGTTACGGGTTCTTCATAAAAACCCACTTTAAACACACACAGGAGAAAATTATGTTTAACACAGCAACTTACGCCTTTATTGACGGCGTTTCAGACTTTAAAAAGAAATTCGTAGAACAAACAGTTCAACACGAAGGCATCAAAACAGCAATGAATACATTTGTTGATGCACAATCAAAATACACAAAAGCAGCCGCAGATGCAGGAATGCAATCAGCAATGGCTTTGGGTATGATTTTCACAAGCAAAACATTCTATGATGAAATGAGCAGCCAGTTCAAGACAATGGTTCCTGCTTTCAACACTGCTAAAACTGCAAAATCTACAAAGGCTAAGTAATATGAAGAAACTTCTAGGGATGCTATTAGTGTTCCTAGGTTTCTCTACAGATACCTATGGCACTGAGTTAGAAAGATATATTGTTGGCCGAAATCCAAAAGATGCAGGCGACATTGAGCGATTGACCTACGAGTTCCATCGCAAACAATCAGATTGGAGATTTCTATGAACACACTTAAACAACTATTCAACAGCCTACTAGAGGCAATACAGTCTATCAAAGACTACAAAGCGAGTAAAATGAAATGACATTTTCCCGAAAGATTTGAACAACTTAAAAAAATGTTTTATACTATATAAACATTAACACACTAAGGAAATATAATGTCAGACTATACACCAAAACTACCCGAAGTTAAATTTAATAAAAATGGCTATGAACTGCGTACTGATATTTTAGCTATGGCTAAAGACATGGTACAACAAGAATACTCAAGTAAATTTGCTGGTTGGGAACTAACAGCAAAACGTGATGAAAAAACGGGTCAACTTGTTTCAACAGTCACAATGCCAGAGTTTCCCGGTCTAGACAAAATCCTTGAAACTGCTGAAAAAATGTACGGTTTTGTTAATCAAAGTACTAATACTAAAAAGTAATACTTTTAGTTCTCAAAAATGCCCCGTTTTTGGGGCTTTTTTACACCCAAAATTTGACAATAAATGGATCTTCTGCTACAATAGAATCTTATACAGTTAGATAAAGGACACGAAATGACTACATTCATCAAAGGCAACTTCTACGGTACTGAGTACGTTGATTACACAAACCCAGTTGACGGTACTACAAAATTTGTAGCCCGTTTCAAGTATGCTAAAAGTAGCAAAAATAGTTTCCTTACATTCCTTACAAAGAACTTTACAGTTGAGGAATACTTTGGTCGCTTGGAAAAGAGTGAATCCCCACTTGAAATCTTGAAATCCAAAGGCTTTATTCAACCCCATATCAAAAAAATGCTCAAAGCACAGGGTTACCCGATTACTCTTGCTGGATTTGAGCAATTAGTACAAGATAATGTTGCAAAAACGCAACAAAGATTAGCCGCTTAAATTTGACAATAAATGGCTTTGGGTATATAATAGAATCTTAAACAGTTAAACAACGGAGTTAAACATGAAAGCATTACAAAAATTCATTGACCAGAAGAATCACTGGAACAGTATTTTCAAAGGTGAGCAGTACGAAATCACCACTCATGCTGGTCGTCAACGTGTTGCAGATATGATTGATTCGGCTTTGAGTCCAGAGAATCTTACTTGCGATGGTGAACTGCCCCGTGCAGAAGTTAACCGTCGCTACAAAGAATTGATGACTGCCGCTAAACAACTAAAACAGTTGGATCCATCTGTTAAGTTTTACGAATACGAAACTGAAGTTTAAGGAGAAGAACATGCACGGATTTGCTAACGTATCAAATATGACTAGTCGTCAAATTCAACGTATGGGTCATGCTGATGATTCTACTCCATATCGTGCTAAAACTAGAACGCAAAAGGTTACGGTTAATCACAATGCCGATGATGTGTGGAGTGCGGCATGTGCGGCTCAACGTATCAATGGTAGTTATATCAAGTTTACTATGATTAGCGAATCAGATCCTGCAGTGACAAAACTATCCAATCGTATGATTGTTGAACAATTATTGGCTGATACATTTATTATTACCGATCAGGATCGTGAGCAAGGTAAAAAGGTTCGTGCGTTTTATCAGGCATACACATTCAAAATCTTGCAAGGTAAACAACTAAATGATTTTGACAACACCACAATGTTGATTGCTAATCGTGATGTTATTACTAGCACCTATGATATTGCTGTTATTGCTAGTTTGCCATCATGCTATGAGCGTGGTGTTGTACGTCAATCGGCAGATCAACGTATTAACTTTGCTACAGGTGGTTTTATTGGTAAAGCTAATGATAAGGTAACGGCTTCTATTGAAGTATTGAAATCAGTATTTTCAATGAAATGGAATACAAACTATGTTACTGGTATTACTACTGATGACCAAGTAGTGTTCTTTGCTTATAAAGAAGCATTGGATATTGGTAAAGTGTTAAACATTACAGGTACTGTTAAAGCACATAGAGATAACAGTACCCAACTTAATCGTGTAAAGGTAATTGCGTGAATACAGAATTGATTCAAAAGTTAAAGGCACAATGTATCTTCCGTGAAATGCGTGGTACTAATGCGTTTGACAATTATATGGTAGATCGGTTCGATAGTGAGAAGTTTGCAGAACTGATTGTACGTGAGTGTGACCGTTATGCCCGTAGTGTATGGGAACATGGTCCGTTGTTAGGTAGAGACTTGTTAATACATTTTGGAGTTGAGGAGATGAGTGATGAATAAAGATATTGAAAAACTTTTTAAAGAAGCCAAAGGTTATGTTGAAGTAGACGGTGAAGGTAATCGTTCTACATATACATATGATTTTGACCCTGACGCTTTTGCTAGTTTGATTGTAGAAAAGTGTATTCAAACATTAGTCAATCATGGCTATACAGATGCGGCAACTGTTTTAAAAACAGAGTATGCTGAAGATTGGCAAAAATTAGAATTTCCGGAAATTTAAAATGACAAATTTATTAATAGGCTTTGTTCTTGGCATTGTAGTATCAACCGTGGGCTTTAGTGGCATTGCTAAAATAGCTGACAGCGGTGTAGAGAAAGTTAAACAGGTAACTGTTGATCAGGCTAAGTGAAATATAAACGTAAAAAAGTGGAGAATATTATGGGACTAGATATGTATGCGTATGTTGCTAAAAAAAGAGGGCAATATAATGACTTCTACGACACCGCAGAGTTGGATGCCAATGGTGATGAGTTTGTGAGTCAGACGGTCACCAAGCCACATGAACTTGCTTATTGGCGTAAGCATCCTAACTTACATGGTTGGATGGAACAACTTTGGGTTAGTAAAGGTCGTCCAAGGCAAAGTGTTGGTTGGCCTATATTCAACGGCATTGAGTTAGAACTAACTTGGGATGATTTAGATAACCTTGAACGAGCTATTCGTACCGGACAACTTCCGGATACTGAGGGTTTCTTCTTTGGTAGTCCGGCAGACAATCATTACTATGAACAAGACCTTGAGTTTGTCAACAACGCTAAGGCAGAAGTGTTCTTGGGGTTGAAAGTATTTTATAATAGTAGCTGGTAGCTAAATACCCCGTAAGGGGTAACATCATGGACACAATTAAAACAATAATTATAACAATACTGGTAGTCGTAGGAATGGTTTGGTTTGTAAGAGAAGGTACAGACGATCCTGATTATGTTGTCATAGAATATCAATGTTCCAAACTAGATACATATGAACATGTACCCAATGAAGTAACTGAAGAATGTAATAAACGTAAGGCAAAATAATGGCTATCTTATATCGTATCAAACCCTCTGATAAAAAATCAGTAGAAGCATACTATGATGTTTTCAGTAAAGATGAACAAGGCAATGTACGTGGTTGGAGTGTAACTGAACTGTATCGTTGGGGTCAAGGGTTTGTTGAAGATGAATCTGAGTTACCCTTTAGTGATGATAGGTATCATTGTGTCGATCCTACAATTGGTTGGGGTTGTGAACTTGAGGACCTTTGTGCAGTAGACTTTGAGTTTGATGATAGTTTTACCGATGAAGAAAAAGAAGAAATTGAACAACTTTGGGCAGACGGTGGCGCGGGTTGGCTCTATGACGGTGAACATAATTGGGAAGTTGAAGAAGATACTATTACTATTTTGGGTCCGTTTACTGTTGACAAAATTGACGAGGACGTGTATAATGAGAGTATTGAAACAGTAGAACTTAAACCCCGTCCACCTTTTGTCGCAACAACGGCGTGGCCATTCTCAGGATAAAATATGAACGAACGATTTAAAACATTGTGCAAAGAAGCATTTACTGAAGCACACGAATCTAGGATAGGACCCGATGGTCTAATTAGATCCGATGGAAATCCATATATCTTTTATGAAAAGTTAGCCAAGTTGATTGTTCTTAAATGTGCCGAGATTGCTGATACTGCGGAACCATTCCTTGCTTCGGATTTGATTAAAGAACATTTTGGAGTTGAAGAATGAGTGCAAGTTGGATTAATAAACTAAACGAATCAGATAGCCGCCTGCACAAGGAAGATGTCATTTTACAGGCGCTTGAGGCAAGTGTCCTAGGTAGCACTAATGCTCAGATTTTTCTGGGTTTGACAAAAGCTTGTTACAATCCTTATGTGACATTCGGTGTGCGAAAAGTTTCTGATACAGTAGGTATCATTGATGCTGAAAATCCTTGGAGTGATTTTAATACATTACTGACTATGTTATCACACCGTGATTTGTCAGGTAATGCCGCACTTGATGCTATCAATGAAATGAGTGAACGTTTTGATAGTATAGAATGGAATACATTCTGTGCTCCTGTTATTCGTAGAGATTTACGTGCAGGTATTTCAGACAAAACAATTAATAAAATCTGTAAGAAAACAGAATATGAAATTCCAATCTTTGGTTGTCAACTAGCAACTAATAGTGAGGGTCGTCCTGAGATGAAAGGCACTAAACGTCTAGAGCCTAAACTTGATGGTGTACGTGTATTGTTGATGGTTATCCCTGGTGCGAGTGAGGGTGTAACTACTATATGTTTCAGTCGTAATGGTAAAGTGTTTGATAACTTTACACATATTGAACAACAGGTTAGCGACAACTTTGTTAAGATTGCTAGAGGACATCAGAACGCATTGATTAACGGATTTGTATTAGATGGAGAAGTGATCGGTAATACATTTCAAGAACTTATGCGACAAGCACGCCGTAAGACTGATGTACAAGCAGATGATAGTGTATTCAACATATTTGATATTATTCCATTAAGTGATTTCCGTGAAGGTCATTGGAATGCTCAACTACGTAAACGTATTGCTATACTTGAACATATTCGTCATGTAGTTGACACTATGCCTAACGTTGAACTACTACCACATATTATGGTTGATTTAGATACAGCCGCAGGTAAGGATCAACTTGAACGTTATGCTAAGGATCAAGTTAATGCAGGATTTGAAGGCATTATGATTAAAGAATTAGAAGCTCCATACATCTGTAAACGTAGTACTGATTGGATGAAATGGAAGCCAACGTTAACTGTAGACTTGGAGGTCGTAGGTGTTGAAGAAGGTACTGGTAGAAATTTGGGAAGACTTGGAGCATTGGTTTGTCATGGAGTTGACGACGGGAAAGAAATTACAGTCAATGTGGGTAGTGGCTTTAGTGATGATGATAGAGATGACTATTGGAATAATCGTAATTTGGTCATTGGTCGTACTGCTGAAGTCTTATGTGATGTGATTACACAGAACCAAGATGGTACTTACAGTTTGCGTTTCCCACGCTTTGTTAGATTTAGGGATGACAAATGAATGATTTAAAATTTACCACCGCAGGTGATTATATGAACACTAACGAACGAATTAGAGAACTTGCTGAACATGCTGGCTGGGACAATCATCACTCAAAATTTGATACTAGGATTAAAAAGTTCGCCGAGTTGATTGTGGCAGAAATGTTGCAGACTTGTGAGGATCATCCAGGATGGTCGGGTCGAATGATTGGTGAGCAGATTAAACAACATTTCGGAGTTAAAGAATGACATTCAATGATTGGGTTTATTTTATTAGTGGTATAATTTGGGGCGGATGGATGGTTCGTCCTCTAGTAGATACAGTAGTAGATATAGTAAAGAAAATTTACCAGAACGCTAAGGAGGCACAAAATGGTAACAATAGTTAAACACGAATGGCATCAACATGATAGACAATATGCTATTGAAATTGATGAAGCATTACTCAGTGAAATCTATCCTGACAAGGAAGAAGATGAGATTAAAGTAATACTAGATGGTATTATTGATGGTACATATGATTATGAAGATGTTATCAATGATGCTTATGAGAATGATGTAGAAATTGAATGGGAGTTTCAGTATGATGATTGTTGGACTGACCGCAAAGGTGGTTACGATGTTA